AACGAGGTCCCGCTCCGCACTTAAAACATGGAGCAAACGGGCGGACAGTCGGATGAACGTGTGGCGATAACACACTAGTATAAATGACTGGCTAGAGCACTGACTCTAGCATATCCTCTATTAAGTTAGAGGGTATTCTAAAACACACTAACAGGGCAACCTAGTCGTAGCGGCGTAAACTCAGAGTAAGCAAGCGACAAGATTCTTAAAAAGCAGGTGGTAGAGTGGAGTCTAGTGTGTTTTAGAATATATGGAGTGAATGGAACAATGGTGTTCTAGCCGGCTGTAACCCGGGGGCCTTAGGGCAGGTAGGTTCGATCCCTACTCACTCCACCACAATTTGGGGGCAGTAGTGGGCTACGGCTCTCCCTTGCAAGGAGGGTGTCTAGAAGAGTTCGATTCTCTCGGTCTCCACCAAGTTTTAGGATAGTAACAGCAACTTTATACACTAGACTTTTAATCTAACCTGTAAAAATTCTATCCTGTTTTATAATGGCTCAGTAGTTCAGTCTGGCAGAACGTCGGTCTCCAAAACCGAATGTCGGAGGTTCAAATCCTTCCTGGGTCGCCATCTTTGTTGGGGTATAGCTTAGTCTGGTCTAAAGCTACGGTCTTTGAAATCGTGAACACTGGTTCGAATCCAGTTACCTCTGCCAACAATTTATTCCCGCGTAGCTCAATGGCAGAGCAAAGTGCTGATAACGCTGAGACACAAGTTCGATTCTTGTCGTGGGAACCAAACAATTTTATTCCGTAGAATCCAAGCATGGTGCAAGGACTTGACTGTTAATCAATGATTAGCTGGGTTCGATTCCCAGATACGGAGCCAAACATGGTGATATGACGTAGATGGATGCGTAGCGGTTTCATAAGCCGACGAGAGTGGCTCGGTACCACTTATCACCACCAAATAAGCACCTATCGTCTAATTGGTTAGGACGCTAGACTTTCAATCTGGAAACGTGGGGTTCGAATCCCCCTAGGTGCACCAATAATGCCGTTGTAGCTCTCTGGGAGGGTAACTGATTGTCTATCAGACTTAGGCGAGTTCGATTCTCGTCAGCGGCGCCAAAATATGGAGAGTAATGCAGCTGGGATGGTCCGGCGACGGGCCTTGAAAACCCGGTTCTCAGAAATGGGATGGGGTTCGACTCCTCTGCTCTCCGCCAAGTTTAGGATGATTACAGCAAACAACTTTTCTGCAACCAAACTTTCTGCTGGCTGGCCCGCTGGGGGCGTGTCGTGGGTTCGAGTCCCGGCTTAGACACATCATCCTGTTTTATATGCGTGGTTAGTTTAATGGTAAAATCAGACGTTGCCAACGTTTAGTCAAGAGTTCGATTCTCTTACCCCGCACCAGCATTATAAATTCGTACGGTATTTTATAACGTGATAAGTATCATAATGGAAAATAATTTCAAATTACCGTACGAACTATATCATAAGTTCATAACAGTGCCATTAGACTTCAACACAGCAGTTGTTGATACGATAGGTACGGGTCACAGCTTCACTAATCATCCGACGAGTGAGTTAATGACTCCAGAAGGTATTGAATATTTTAAACAACGAGGCATGGTACTAGATGTATTAACTGGTGTTTTCAAATTGTCTAAGAATTTTCAAGGACCGATACACTCCGATATCAGAAAAACATCAGTAAATGTCGTAATAAGTGGCGCAGGTGCCATGGAATGGATAGGCGATATCGAAGGAGAAATAACTTACAATGAGCGTAAATTAAAACATGGGTCTATAAGATACCCAATTTACACTAACGTTACCTCATTCAAAGTAATAGATACTTTACCCACTAAGACAGGTGATTTTTTTATTGCCCGAGTTGATGTTCCTCATAGAGTTGTTAATGACTCCGATAGTGAAAATAGAGTTATACTAGCATTCAGAATTCAGAACGGATTAGAAAATCTAGACTATGATGCGGTAGTACGAAATTTCAAATAAAGAAGGTTCAAGGATACAATCAGCAAAGTATAAACAACTAGTAGGTTGTGAGTTCGAGTCTCACCTTCGTTCTTATGGACGTTGTGGCGCAATTGGTAGACGCAACAAGTCAAGTAAAAAGTATCCTGTTATTCATGCCCTTATAGTTTAATGGTAAAACGGCGGATTTATATCCCGTAAGCAACAGATAATTGGTTCATCTGGGTTCGAATCCCGGTGGGGGTACCATTTTGACCATTAGGTTCTTTTCAGCAAATCAAAATAATCTTTCTGGAAAAAAGAGGGTCTCGGTTCGAATCCGGGCTTCGGGTTGGTCTCCGATGTGGTGTAATGGTAGCACGTAAAAAGAGAACCTGTTAATGCCTTAATAGCTCAGTTGGTTAGAGCATCCGCTTGATAAGCGGAAGGTCCGTGATTCGAGTTCACGTTAAGGCACCATTCTTAAATTGCCCTTGTGGTGGAATTGGTAGACACGCATCGTTGAGGTCGATGTGCCGCAAGGTGTGCTGGTTCGAGTCCAGTCAAGGGCACCAAATAAATTAGACACCTTAGGTGTGGCCATGTTGTAACGGTTAGCAACAGAGATTGTGATTCTCTTAGTCTGGGTTCGATTCCCAGTGGTCACCCCTAAAGTGTTTACGCCGCAGTAGCTCCAATGGTAGAGCAGAGGATTGAAAATCCTTGTGTTGCTGGTTCGAGTCCAGCTTGTGGCACCATTCATGCTCTTATAGTATAGCGGCTATTACACCGACTTGGTATGTCGGTAATCGCAGTTCGATTCTGCGTTAGAGCACCAACAAATAATGCGCCCGTAGCACAACTGGAAAATGTTCCGTCCTACGAAGTCGAGAGGTGGGGGTTCGAATCCCTCCGGGCGCACCACTGTTCAATATACTCCCACGACACATCAAGTGGGATTTTAAAAATAGCAATCAATGCCTTACGGTCAACTGGTCTGTAATCGTGAACTATTAATCCATTGAAGATTACTGGTCGATCAATCACTACCGTTTCAATATGCCTTGATTTTATTTCCCTAAACTCTTCAATGGTTATAGTTCTATACGGTGACATAGTTTCTCTATCACCAACATAACTATAAAAATTCATACTCATGGTACCGATCAATGGTATCACTAGTAACCCATTGTTGCCAGGACTAATATAAGGTGGGACATAAGACGATAACTCGCCCAGTTCTACATTGTGGTTATTATTGGCGATGAAATCAAATTGTTCAAACACTTCATCAATGCACTGATTGCCAACTAATGGTTCAGTCACTTGATACAGAGATTTAACTTGACCTCGGACTGAGTTACTAAATAACGCTATCAACGATTCACGATTGAACACACAGTCTACGAATTTATACATACGGATATTTATTGACGATGAAAACAGTAGGATTTTATGGACACAGTAATTGTGCGTACCGAGACGAGACAAGTCATATCGATCTACTGTCACAACATCTAAATTATCAAGTAGTAAATGTCGGTGTAAGACAAGGCAGTGAAGAGCGTATTCTTTACGAGTTGAAGAAGACAAAGAATTTAGACTTAGCGATTATATTTCACAGTGAGCCGCAGTATTTGTTTTTACCAGGTTGTGATAGAGACATAGGACTCAATCATCTAAGAGAACACAGAGCAGAGTATCTATTTGAACATTGGAACAGTGATTTCTATTTACAGCATCACGGTAAGTTCTTAGAGAAGTTCAAAACAGTAGAGAACTTTATGCGGACAATAGAAACATACAAAAGTTATTTCTATACTCCCGATCTTCAAATGAATAGATTTCTAGGAGCACTAGTTCAAATCGATCAATACTGCTTAGCTAAGAATATCTCAGTCATACACATAGTTGATTCTAATATTCCTAGTTGGTTTAAATTTTCAAGTGGCATTAGTGATACTTCAGTAATGACCATCATAGCCAACAATCAAGGCGGCGGTGGTAAGTATGTTAACGGTATGAGTGAGATTGGAAATAGATTAGTGTACGAAAGATTAACGGAGTTGGTGGAGAAGGTAACTTCCCCCTCTCCAGCGGGATTAGTTTAATGGCAAAATGCAAAGCGTCCAGTTTTGAGATAGTGGTTCAACTCCATTGATCCCGCTCCAAGGTCGGTTATTTCAGCGGTAGAATATCACATTGACATTGTGAAGGTCACTGGTTCGATCCCAGTACCGACCACCAAAATTAATATCATACTCGATTGTAAATAAATAATAAATAATAAATTACAGGAGTAACTAATTATGATGACTAAACTAACAAAAATTCAATGGGCCAGATCGTTGTTGCCTGGATATGATCAGGCTAAGATGTTTTATGATACTCAAATTGAGCTTGGAAATACTCCAGATGAACCCCCAGTCACCGTGTACTATCCACTAGGCTCAGATGAAAATGATTTTATTACATTTGAAAACACAAGAAAATGGAAAGATCAGGAGTCAGCGGAAGCCGCCATCAAGTGGGCAACTGCGCTGGCAGATGAAATTGGTAGTATGATCGTCAGTGCCGAAATACTTGACATTAAATCATAACTATGCTATACTAATGGTATAGTAACACTGGAGGCTATTATGCCATGGATTCAAAACGTATCGTTGGGTGATATCCCCAAAGGTCATCACATCGATGTTGGCAGCAATTCAATGCTGATTCAGATTGTTGACCCAGCCATGGAATTTCCAACTCCTAAGTACCAATTTCGTGAAACTCATCAATTTGAATTTCTCGACTTGGAAGTTAACGATCCTTGGGGCGAAGAATTCAAAATCACACAAGCGCAAGCCGATGAATTGGTTCGTTTACTCGAACACGCACTCGAAAACAAAATGAATGTGTTGGTGCATTGTGTTGCTGGCGTATGTCGTAGTGGCGCAGTATGTGAAGTTGGCGTTATGCTGGGCTTTGATGACACAGAAGTGTTTCGTAGCCCTAACTTGATGGTCAAGCACATGATGATGAAGTCATTAGGCTGGACATACGACGAGAACGAGCCACATACAATCAATGGTATCGTTCTCGACAGTGGGTTAATCGTACCTCCCAATTACGAAGGTGACATTTAATGAAAATGTATATAGCTATCAAAGAGTGGGTGCCTACCGGTCATGCTCTTAACACCGCGGCTCATGCTGGCCTCATTGGATGGCTAGAGTTTTCGTGGTTAGATGAAACACAAGAGTGGTTAGACGACTCATTCAAAAAAGTAACTTGTATGGTTACTGATGAAGAATTTGAACAACTAAAGAAAGTTAAACACAATAAAGTAATCACTGAGAGCCGATTAGACAATGACGAAGTGGCGATTGTATTTGCTCCTCGTAAGAAGGAAGATTGGCCAGAGATTATGAAAACATTGAGGTTATGGTCATGAAGAATAAGTGTTATGTATTGGTCGGTGTTCCATGCAGTGGCAAGTCCACATGGATCAAGAATCAAGATTGGGCCAAGGATATCCCTGTTGTTAGTACTGATAACTTTGTAGAAACACACGCCAAGGAAGTAGGCAAGACTTACTCTGAGGTGTTTGATAGTTATATGAAGGTAGCAGTCAGATTGATGGCTAACCAAGCCTTGGTATGTCAAGCTAACAAGCTGGACATTATCTGGGACCAAACTTCAACCTCAGTTGGTAGTCGTCGTAAGAAGTTCAACACCTTGTTGAACGATCAATATGACTTTATCGCTGTGGTGTTCAAGACTCCTGCTACCGAAGAATTGCGGCGCCGTTTAGATTCACGCCCTGGTAAGACAATTCCATGGCACGTTGTATCACAAATGGCCGCCCAGTTAGAAGCAGAGCCACCAACAGAAGAGGAAGGCTTCAAGGAAATCTGGTATGCCGAGTGAAATTTACGTTGACGTTCCTAATGATTACCCGTACGAGTTTCGACGATATGAGTTGGGACCTGACGTACTCACTAGGGACTTCGGCGTAACTTTCACATTCATTTGTAATATGGACGCCAAGATTAGCGAAGGTGATGTTCACCGTGTTGAGTTCAGGGACGATACCGAAGAGATTATCTTCATATTGAAGTCACCTTTCAGAGTACTAAATAAAGTCGTAGTAGAACGCTACATTGATTCAAAAATACCAAGATGGAGACCACCATATGAAACGAGTTATCGAAATTAGAGGCGGTGAAGACAACCCATGAGTGATGGAGAATTCTTCAGAAGCCTACTAGAGGTATTCAAGACCAGACGAGATTTAGTATGGGAAGAGCAACAGGGTCTTTCGACAACTACTTTTGTTTTAGATGGACAAACTTACAGTATTACAATCAGAGAAGATTTTTCCAACAGTGTATCTTTCTACGAAGTTTCATTTGCCATTATTGAAGAAAGTGGTGAAAAATCACACGCCGTCACCAATTTCAATAAAAATCAATTCAAAATTTTAGGAATAGTTAGTAATGGCATCAAAGAAAAAATTCCCAATGCCAGGGTAGTTTACTTTGTTGCGAAATCAGGTACTTCAAAAAGTCAGATTGAGTATGAAACTAGAACAAGACTATATTCTAGAATAGCCCATAAAGTAGCAATGGAGTTGAGTATGTTTGAAGAAATCATTCCTCTAGATGATGAGACGGTATTCATAATTGCCAAGACCCAGCAATTATTGAATTTAGTTAAAGGGCAAGTTTAAAAGGAACAATGATATGAAACGAGTTATAGAAATTAGAGCCGCTGAAGGCGGCGAGGACAGTAAGTTGTTTGTGCGCGACTTAGCACAAGCATATAAGCGGTTCGCAGAACGTCGAGGCTGAACTAGCCGCCTGATAAATGAGTATCTTGGCGAAGTTCAATTAGAAGTTCAAGGTACTGATTTATCCGGCTTAGAAAATGAAGCAGGTGGACACCGTATACAACGTGTCCCGCCCACAGAGCGCCGGGGCCGTGTACACACAAGCACTGTCACAGTCGCAATCGTAGACCCTAGTGTGCCTCAGTTTACGCTCAACGAACGAGATTTGAAGATTGAGTGGTACAGCGGTACAGGTGCCGGCGGCCAACACCGCAACAAGCATCAAAACTCGTGTAGACTCGTACACGTGCCGTCAGGTACGATAGTTACCTCACAGTGTCGTAGTCGTGAAAACAGCTATCAGCAAGCCCTGGCCGATTTATCCAAAAAGGTTGTAGAGAACCTACAATCAGTGTATAATAGCAAGGTAAGCAAAGATAGACAAAAGCAAGTCGGCTCTGGTATGAGAGGCGACAAAATAAGGACTTATCGTTTTCAAGACGATAAGGTTCAAGATCACAGGTCAATGAACGAAGCCAGCGTGAAAAAAGTATTAAGTGGCAACTTTGACCTATTATGGAAATAAAAAAATGTACGAAGTAAAATGGCGAGACAAATACGGTATCGATAGAATTCATAATTGTATGACACTATCAGATGCCCTAGAATATAACAAGACAGTAAACAGACCAGGCACCTTAATCATAGGTGAAGGTATCGAAATAGTTGGCTCGATGGGCGTTGACTCAATCCGGGACGGACTATGTCCAGATGGCGTAGAATATAGTTGGAGAAAAAGACGATGAGAACATTCATAACAAGTGATCTCCATTTTGGTCACACCAACATCATGAAGTTTTGTCCCGGCACTCGTTCACGTTTCAAAGACGTTGACGACATGAATGAGACAATGATCCGAGAATGGAACGAAATCGTCGAACCAGGCGACCTAGTTTACATTCTAGGTGACTTTGCTTTCTTACCAAGTGACAAGGCAGTAAAGATTGCTAACAGATTAAACGGCGACAAGATTCTTGTTGAGGGTAATCACGACCGCAAGTTGTTGAACGACCCTGTGTTTCGTCGTTGCTTCAAAGAAGTACACCAGTATTTAAGCATCACATACGACAAGCACCGTATCTGTATGTTTCACTATCCTATCGCAGAATGGGACCAAATGCACCGAGGCGCACTTCACTTTCACGGACACTTACACGGCGGCAGGAGCGGCCTAGAAGAATTCCGCGCACGTGACATGGCATTCGATGCTACTGGTTTCATTGTGGTAGAGATGGAACGTGCTATCAACGATGCTATGACAGGCAAGATCAAGGGCCATCACGTTTGAGATAAATACTTTATTATGAAGATTACTGACTTGCTCAACGAAGACAAACGAGGCCCTAAGATCGTCAAGCCTAAGAAATCCAGCGGTGGCGTTCGTTACAACAGCGAAGTCGGCCTTATGGCCGGCTTTATGCGCCTACCGCTAGACGAATTTGATCCCATGAATCCTGAGCGCACAATGCCCGAACGATTGTTAGGCGATGCAGGAGACGTTTACAAGGACATCAAGACTCTACTTGCTCCCGTATATGATGAGGCAATGTTTGCTAAGTGGTACAACCTAGGCGAAGTCTATGGTTATGCTATGAATGAGAAGCTAACAAATACAAGTCGTCGTGTTACAGCATTCGGCTGGGCCGGCGGAGCGAATCAAAGTGAAAGCGGACCAAGTGATGTTGAGTTTATCGGCAGTGATGTTGCTGGTGTATCTGTAAAAGCAGAAGGCGGGATTACTCTTGCTAATCTAACACCCAAGACCCTAGGCCTAGAACCGCCTCCTAAAGAGGACGTATTTGCCGCGTATGCTCAGACAGAGTATCTTCAAATGAAGCGCAACGTATTCACAGAAGTAATGAATATTGCTATGAGTCAACCTGGCGTTCCTGTTGCCGCACTTAGTGATGCGTATTCAGTAACATTCAATCCCGACACAAATACATTCATTTGTAAAGGCAAGAAAACAGTTGACTACACCGCCGATCAAATCATGAAAGAGTTAAATCGTAATGCTACATGGCAACGCGGCTTCGGCGACTGGTTCCAAGCAAACTTTGCTGACTATAAACATTTTGCTGACCCCCTGTTCAAAAAGGTAGCAGTAGCGTTTGAAAAGATCATCGAAGATAACCTCAAAGACAGTAAGAAGTTAGCCGGCATCTTACAGTTCGCAAAGATACCTTACTTCTATGCGACACCTAAGAGTCTGTACTATGTACCTAGTATTGATGAAGTCGAAGAT